CAAAGTATTCAAGGCGGGCAATAAATGTCTCACCCAGAGCATCAATCAGGAATTGCTTGTTCATTTTGTTTCTTTTGGTTTGGTGTCAATCAGTGATGTCAAACTCATAATCACCTGTCTCATTTCTATCAAACCCAGAGGTATATTCTTCTTCAACTTTACGATGAACTTCTTCGAGTGCTTCTACAAGGTCACCATAAGTTTCACCAGTGATATTGATGCTAAGATGTTTGCGAGTGGTAGTCATGATGTTGTGTGATGTTGGTGTGTGTTGAGTTTTAGGAAAGGATGCACAAGTGTATGCATCATAGGTTCTGCGATACAATTCATTCCATTCAGTGAGTGTCATTTCCTTAGGGGTGAATTGAAGTGGCAAAATCTAAAGAAATCCTGGTTCTTGCTGAAAGTTGATGAAGTTTATCATCATCAACATTCAGAACTACATTTTCAGTTTTTGGTAGAAGTTCTTGAAAAGATTTCAGTGTGAGATAGATGTAATCCAGTTTCTCTTCTGAAGTCATTTGTTCGGTAGTGAGTGTCATTTTGATTCAGTGAGGGTGGTGAGTGTTATTGTACGGAGTAAGATGCCACACTTGATGGAATACCAGCCAGTGCTAATGAACTGTTACGATCATCGGCATAATCATAGGCAGAGTCTTCGGAATAGAAAGGACCGATATACTCAGGAGAATTGAGTGCATCGGAGACAAAAGAAACGATCCAAAATTCTTTCATTTTGTTTTTTGTTTGTGTGTTCATACTAAGGATGCACTTTGAAGGGCCCAGTAGTGATTAGAGACCGTTGATGAAGTCGGCAACCGCATCATTGTATTCAGTTTCGGTTGCAAATGTGCGACCATAGATTGTTCTTGGATAGGTTACATTTGATTCACCAACCGCTGCAACATTGCGGCAGTCTTGTTCATCATAACCCATTTCAATTAGGTTTTGAACGTAGGGATTGTAGTTTGTCATTTGAGTTGTGTTCTTACACTAAGGATGCACTTTCAGGGGCCCAGTAGGCATTACCATTTGCCTTGCTGAATGAGAATCTTCTTGATCTCGCCATAAATGAACTGACGAAGTTTAGCATCTGTGGTGTGATCAAAAGCATAATAAAGGCGATTCAAATACTCATTCTGTGTCACACCTATGTTACCATTACCACCAAGATCATTGAGTGAAGAACCTGCCTTTCTTCGTGGTTGTGAAATGTTACCAGATGTTCTCAGTTTAGGGCGAATCTTTGAGAGGTTGGAGTAAGTCATCGGTACTTTGGAAAACGAAGTTTGAGAGTGTCAAGATCAATAACCGTGACAACGATTAGATCGAATGTTTCCTGTTTTAATTTACTTTTGTGTGATCTGAGTCTTGGATAATTTTGATTGTTATTCATCGTACAATAATGTCATCAGGGAAGAATAGAGAAAGAACCACAGAACTTGCGAACCCATTGAAGAGTTTCCCGGTAAGATGTACGGGGTTTGGACATTACCATCGACACATCTTTGTGAGGATTGTATGAAATCGCAACGTAGAGATTGCCGCAGTCAGCATCACCAAGTTGCTGAATCCACATCTGATTCACTTTACCTTCCTTCCAGTCTGTGTGATAGTGAAAGACTTGATCCATTTGAGTTGTGTTCATACTAAGGATGCACTTTGAAGGGCCCAGTAGGCATTAGGCAACAAACCACTGACATTTTGCACCTTTTTTGCCGTTATTTGAAATTAGACCTTCATTCTTGAGCTCAATAAATCTCCAACCAATATCAGCAAACTCAAGCACAAAATCTTTAGAAAGTGCTTGTTTTTTCTCCGCAATTTCTAATACTTTCAATTTGATTTGTTTTTTGGTACAACTACCCAATTCATTGATAGCTTCAAGCGACATTAGTTCTAGAATGGTTTTAGTTACAGACATAATTTGTCACCAACTCCTCTCCAGTGTAAAGTTCTGCTGAGAAAATACCTCACGATCAACTATCTTGTGAGTACCATATTGATTGGTGAGAACATAACCTTCGTGATCGCCTATCTTACCATCAATCTCACAAGAGATCTCAATGTCGCTATCAATGAAGCAGAGCATATCTTGCTTGATTGATGCGACCAACTTCCACAATCGTATCAGGTTGATGTCACAATCACATTTTTCGGCAATCTCATTTTCCTCTACATCTCTTTGCTCACGAATGCAGGCATTGAGTTCTTTCTTGATTTGTGTTGCTTTCTTCTCTGTGGTAAACTCACAGAGCGTAGACATTTGACGTGCGAAGTCACACATATCACCAATATCTTCACGATAAGGGTTGATATGAGCAGCAGGTTTTACCCACTTCACATTCTCACACTCAGGAACATCTGCACCAAACGATGCAACACACTCACGAAGATTTGCACCAGAGTAGGAAGTATGAGGTGCAAAGATGATTGCCTGATCTACTACATCTGGAAACTTATAGGTGATAGTATTGGGGCGATAAGTGTCGCTCCCACCATAACCAATGAAGTCACCCTGTACAATACCATCAATTCGGGGAAGATTGTCAAGGCAGGCAATCAGAATCTCTGCAACGCGAACAGTATTACCGTGATTCCGCAATATGTCTTCTACACAATAGTTTACCTTGATCTTTTTCTTGTTGAATACACTCTTGGTGCCAACAAAGAATCTACCAGTCTCAGGATCTGTGCCGAAGACAATAGCTGGAGCACCATCAATCTTGACACTAATCGTAGAATCTGGATCACTAAACCAATTCAGAACAGAAAGATCACCCGTTAGGATACAATCTTCGGGGTGTTCCAGATGTTTGTTTTGCATTTGCTTGGTCTTCATACTAAGGATGCACTTTAGGGGGCCCAGTTGTTATCAATCAACGGGAAGTCTTGCCTTTGATTCGTTTATTTGCAGTTCTTCCATTATGATTTGTTTGGGCAGAAAGTTCCAACAATAGTAACTACTACTGAAAGTAATCTTGTCGTTTTGTCTACCATCAGGACTATGAAAGTTCATCCGTTTATCAAACATTAACAGCTGCAAATCCTTGTCCTTAAATAACTGCTTTGGAGCACTATCATTCAACCAAGTATTGGTCATAATCAATGCAAATGGTTTGCCAAATGATAATGCTCTTTCAAAGAACTTACGCTTATTTGTGAATGGTGGGTTGGATACAATCACATCCCAATGAAATGGTTCATAGGTGAAGAAATCTTGTCCCAGACTTATATGCGAATGAACTACACTATTTTGCTCTGAAATTTGCCTAACAAACTCACTCTCGGCAGTATCAAATGGGCACCAGACAACTGCATTCTTTGGAATATACTTTAGAATGGGTTCTACGCCATAATCAGGCGTGTAACATTCATCATTATTTCCAGAAGAATACATTAGTTTTCCACTGTTGATTGTCATAGAATTTGAGTTCCGTACTTATAAATTTCAGTTTTACACAGATTGGTAGAAAGACGGGGATCTTTATGATTTCCTTTAATCTTACGTTCCCAATCTTTCTTGAGTTTGGGAAGCAAAACCATCAGTACATCATTGCCAGTAAGTTTCCAAACTTCTACAACCTTTGCTCCTTCATAACGTCCAATGTAATGATTGGAATACTTACCAAGTTTCTCCTCAATCAAATAACGTTCTTGTTCTTCCCAGGTATTTTCAACACTGATACCATTATACGTCCCATTGATACGTTTGGCAATAGTGGATTTATACTCAACTTCACCATCTTGATCAACAGCATCAGCACCAGAATAGGTCTTTGCTATTTGATGTCCAAGAATGCCAGCAAGATGTATCTCACGGGAACGTGCATAAGAGAATGGATCCCCCCAACCTTGTTGGTCACAAAGTTGATACATCTCTTCAAACAGTTGTTGAAACTTTTGTTCGGGAGTCATTGGATTCATCATCTATTAGGGGAGCACTTTAAGGGGCCCAGTTACTATCAGATCGGAAGTTGTGCTGTGCTCTTGACTTTCTTGTGCTCGTTGATATACTTTCGTGCAGAACTTTCGGTCTTACATACTCTCTCAAGTTGCTGCCCATTGTGTATGATGAGATACTGATTGAAATATGGGATTGCAGCATATTCGCCTTTATTCACCAAAAATCCTTCTTTCATGCTACCAGAAACCTCTTTTCATATTGCAACAGATCCGTAGGTGCAGGAAGAATGTTGTCATCATATTCTACAACATCGTCCCACTTTGTGCCAATCTTACGATACAATTTGATACCAAGATGCTGATACTTGAGATTAGTTGGCACATACACTTTGTATTCAGAACCACCTTTATTAGTCGTCAATAAACTCAATTGTTTATTTTCAGATTTGGTAATCCTGATAGATGTGCGAGCAAGATAAAATAAGTTCTCAAATATATCATAATCTGTCAGATACCTATCAGGATTGTCCATAATCATCCGACCAATGAATTGTGGAGACAAGCAATGATCGTCTGTGCGTTGTTTGGAATTATTCACTGCATTTTCACTAATCAATCCAGTGTGATTGTATCCAGAACTGAATACTTGCTCATAAAAACTGCGTGTGATGGGTCTGAAGAAATCAGGATTATTCCAATTCTCTACATTTGCTTGTAGAGAGTTGAATGAAGTTTGGCAGTAGGCTTTCCAGTTCTTGGAATTCATTTTAAGAAAAATCGGTGATTCTATTTGTGGTGAATGATCTATCCTACCCTTGTGGTAGAATCTTCAAAAAATCAGGTTTTGACCCCAGTGGTAGACTGGGGTCTCACTGTGTCTCAGATGAGATTTACCGGGTCACCGTGCTGATTGCTGCTTCCCCTTTCTCAAAGATAGTATCAACAACTGTCTGAACTGATCGGGCAGTAGCAATACCTACCTTGGAGTACACTGGAATACACACAAGACCAAACGATTTGGTATAAGAACCCAGAGCACCAGGTTGAATAGCACCAGAGCGTAACTTAGTGGCATCATCGTGATGCAAACGAATCACCCGTCCGATAGTCTGTGAAATGGCAATAAAGTCCATATTCCGCATAAACAAGACAGCTTCCAATCCTGATACATTGATGCCCTCAGATAGAATGCTGTGATGTAACACAACGAACTTCTTAGAGTTATCCTTGCCCCAGGCACTTAGGGTGTCAAAGAATACCTCACGATTGACCTTCTGACCATCAATCACTGCACCGGTCTTGGCAGTAATGAACATCCAAGAATAACCACGGGATTCTAACTCAGAGCAGAAGTCAGTTTCTGATACCAGAGACACAATCTGCTTGGTGCTCTTGGCACAAATCAGAATCTTACCCACTTCATTGTCATCAATCGTGCCGAGCATATTCTCTGCATCCCGGTCAAAGTTGGTCTGCTTGCCTGTCACCATCTCCAGTTGCTTGACGATAACCTTGGGAGGCACAATATAACCACCAGCAATCAACTCAGGAGCAGGAACTTTGCAGATAACCTGACCGTAAACAGCAGCATCATTCATTCCTGGTTTACCCATAGCAAGTGAATGTTTGGGAGTCGCAGTAAAGAAGTAGCAACGACTTGCATTGGCAGCATAATGCTCCGTTGCAGGAAAGAAGTTACGTTTGACGCTGTTATGTGCCTCATCAAAATAGATCGTATCTACATCAACCTCGGCATCAACCAGACGCTGCAAAGAGTTGTAGGTAGTAACAATCAGTTTGTGTCCTTGATTGTCACTGACCCACTGCTGAATATCACTGATGCGAGTAGAAGATTCGTGATGAGTTTCTCCACTGTGTATATGAAATACAGCAGCATTGGTGATAAACTCAAGGAACTCACTTGACAGTTGCTCTGCAAGCAGAATACGGGGAGCAACAACAACAATAGTCTGTGGAGTTTCAGACTGCAACTGACGCAGACAATCATAGATCATCTTGAGAGTCTTACCGCCGCCGGTAGGAACAATGATTTGACCTTTGCTGTGCTGTTGCATAGCATCAGTGCCACGGACTTGGTGAGGGCGAAGTTGGATTTGCATTGGGTTGGTCTTCATACTAAGGATGCACTTTCAGGGGCCCAGTTACTACTGTGCTTGTGTTTTTAGTGCTTCAAGTGTTTTGATGGTTTGTTGCATAGCAGCACGAGAATATCCTGCTGCATAAGGATAACCTTCTGCTTCATTATTTGGTGCAGTATAGCACACATTCACAGCACTTTCAAGACCCTCGATTAGAGTTTCAATGGTAGTGAGAGGTAAATTCACAGTTTTCATAGTGTTACAGGCGATTGTAGAGTGTGCTGGTGGAGTATATCAACCACCAAACATATCATCAAAGAGAGTATTCATTTCCTTCATTTCGCACTCACGATCAATCATATCGCGCATCTGAACAAGTGCATCCTGTTGCATACGCAGTTTGAGAATTTGATCGCCAATATCGTGCAGTTTGTTGTTGATTTGCACCCGATCCATACCATCAACGGTCATCATCATCAGTTCGGTTCCGTTGATGATTCGGGGTTGGTCAATAACGAAGTTGGTCATTTGAGTTGTGTTCATACTAAGGATGCACTTTAGGGGGCCCAGTTATGGTTTGTAATGACTTGCTGGTTTATCTACACCTTGTGCCAAATCTCTATGCAATCTCTTACCAGCTCTTACCAGTTGTTTCTTTTCACCTCTGGTATATTTTCCCTTGATCATATGATCTTCTGGTTCACTTGTTGTCTTTGCCTTTGCTGGTTCCTTTTTAGATAAAAGTGCAGATGCTTTTTTCTCTAAAGTCTTTGCTTTTGGTTTTTCTGTTGTTGTAGATTCACCCGATTTCTTTGCTGCGATTCTTGCCTGTGCTGCTTTCTTTCTTTCTTCCTTTGCTGCTGCAGCTGCCGATGCTTTTACATCAGCAGACCCACGTTCTTTTGTTGGTTGTTGTACTCTGGTCGATGCCTGACGCTGTGTACCAATA